GCCGTTGGGGTATGCTTGAGACCACTCCTCTGAAGTTCAAAGGCTTGGCTTTTGGTAAGTCTGTAGCCATGTCGTCTCCGTCCGCGTCTAGCGACGCTTGTCCACCGTGAACGTGATAGTCACAACCAGCGCCAAAACAATGTTGGCCCCCGTCGTCATAGATAGCGAGAGCGTCCGAAGAACCACACTCCGGACAACTCTCGTGCCTAAGGAACTTAGAAGTCTGCGGCATCACCCACAGCCATCTCTGCTTCTTCTAGGACTTTGACCGCCTCAAGGTAGGTCGCTACGCCGTGCACTGGGTGAGGCTGACCCAGCTTGTACTTCAGACGTACACGAGAGTTGTAAGGGACTTCTCCGTTGTACGGGTTGCCTTCGTCGTCAAAGACCTTGATGTCGTACTTTGACTTGAACTTGCGTTGCTTGTTGCCTTGGTAGTCCTTAATCTTGACACCGTTGGCTGAAAGCTCTGCTGCGTCCTCTTCTGACAATGTTACTGTCATTGAGTAGGCTCCAGTGGACTGACCGTTGAACACGTCATGTGCTGTCAGGTTGCTGAAGTTAACTACACCTTCTACTGTTACTGCTGTCATGGAATAATCTCCGTTAGTTTTGGTTTTAGCCCTGAATTACTCAGAACATACTATTAGTATACACTATACAATTGTGCCTGTCAAAAAAGAATCAATGATTTGCATACAAGTGTACATAATGAACATCATAAACCCTATGCCTCCTGCAGGGTAGATTACGTTGGCCTTCCACGGGTTGTCCCGTATCCATTGTTCAAGTTCCTGCTCTGTTGTCATATCATGTTCACGTATTCATCATTAATAATCGTTTGAATATGGACGTACCCTTCGGGCCAGTACGTGTAGGACTCCTTGAGTGCCTTGGCTGTCCTATGTACTGACGCCTCAAAGTTCTCATAGAGGCCCGGCTCGTCCTTACAGTACCAGAAGGGTATACGTAGGACTGGCTCTGCTGGCCCGTGTTGCTCGTAGTACACAATGATTTCAGCGTCGTTACCAATGGGGCCGTCGTTACCAAAGTGCTTCGTGTGGCTGTTCTCTGGTTGTTTCACTCGCCCTCCTCTAGTTCAATGCTTCGGAACTCTTCATCTATGAAGTTGTACTCTGAATCATGAATTTCTGTCTTCAGTAGTGCCAATGCTTCGTCCTCTGTTTCTGCAGAGATACGGTAGACGTGCTCTATTGTTTCAATAGTCTTTATACAATATGTACTCATGATTCACCCTCAGGCAGTTCGTCACTGGCTAAAAACAGGATTCTGTCCAGTACGACTCTAGGCATCACCACGTTGCCCTTGTCATCAAAGGACACCTCTAGTTGGTCCTGTTGGTACACAAAGGGTATACCACCCCAAGGGTCCCGCTTCATGATGTCATTGGTCACTGTGCGTGCTTGTGTGTAGCCGAAGCAGTAGACCTGATAGTCCCCTCCGTCTACTAGGTAGATACTCTTTTCGTCAATTGCCATAACTTAAGTTGCTCCTTTAGTTTAACTACTGTAGTAACTACTACTGCTTCTACTTTAGTATATATACCTAAGTATACCTTAGTAGAGGGTATCATACTTTTCGTCCTCTGTAAATATCTCATATTGGTAATATTCCATAGTATCTGAGTCTAGTCCCGAAAAAGCAGAAGCAGAAAGACAATTACCACATAAATCCAGAAAATCACCGTGTGTGTCCTTTTTGGTTAGTTCAGTTTCCTCAAGTATTCTATTACAGGCTCTACAGCGCATCTCTCCACTCCTCTCCGTGTAGTTCAATTAGTAGTCTCTCTAGTTGTCTACGTGTACAAATTTTAAGCCGTCTGCGGCATTTCAAGCGGTACATCTCAGTCTCAAACTCGACTAGATGCTCCAGCATGGCGTGTGTCTCAGGGTCCTCAGGAGGCTCTGGAGAGTCCTCAGAGTCCCCTGTGTAGTACCCTAGCTCGTACTCCTCGTATGTCATGTATTACCCCTCGTTTTTGTCTGGTGTGTTAAAAGTGTGCACCATAAACATAAAACCCATGTACAGTAGTACAGGTATAAGCACCGGAGCTAAAAACAACACCATAACCCCCGTTGTAAGTTTTTTCACTGTCTCAACCCCTTCATAGCCTGTATGACCTCGTCTATCACTCGTTGCTCCTCCTGCTTCCACTCCTCAATATCGTCAGGGTATACAGGGGTCTCGTCCTCGTAGTACTCCTGATACTCGTCTGCCCACATTTCCCATGTCTCTCTAGTCATTGTCTTTGTCTCCTCTGTTTCGCTTAGGTAGTAGGCTCATAGCCACGTAGATTGTAAACGGTAGCACAAACGGCATAGCCAGTAAAGTCCAAGGCACCGCTATCTTGCTATTTTCAATCATCGAGGTCAATGTCCCCCTTGATGTATAGCCATGTAACTATGATACCCGACGCTGTCAGTAGTAGCACAACGTCCCAAAGTGGTTGCCATTGTTCAAACATGTCTAGCCCTCCTCAAATAGTCCCAAGTCCTCAGCACAGTATATACAAACGTGTTGATCCGTCGCGTCTAGGTGTAGCACGTAGCTCTCCAGCTTCCCCGCTTCTCTTTCGGCTTCGGCAATTATCGACTGCCTCACAAACTCGTAAGGTAGGTCTGGGTTATCTTCCATGATTCCACCAATCTTTGCCCTTTGTTGTTTCTGATATTGATTGTACCACCCGCCACACTCAGTGCATTCGTATACCTCACCCATGTCTTATCCTCCTTATAAACCTCATGACGGACCAAAAGCGTCTGTGGTTCCTGTCAGTGTCTAGGAATCCTAGTTTGTCTCTCAACCCGCAGAGGAGCCGTGAGTAGTTGTTGATGGTGTACTCTGGGTACTTGAACCCCTTGCGGCTGTCGTAGATGTCCCAGACGTGGTCCTCGTGGTTGTACCAGATTGTATAGCGTCCTATGTTCATCACCAGTTCCCCTCCTGTATTCTGAAGTCGATCTCCTTCCACTTCTTCTCCTCTTTCTCTTTGTACTTGATCGCTTGAGATACCGCCTCAATGATGCCTAGTTTTTCAACGTCGTAAGCCACAAACAGACCATATTCATCGTCATCAATGTGCTTACCTCTGACCTCTACCCAATGTCTCATGCTGTAGCCCTCGCGTTGATGCTGTCCTGTGTCAGTGTGTCGCAGTAGTCCGCACCTCTGGACTTCAGCCACTGGTTAATATGCTTGGACGTGGTGACACTCCAGAAGTCCTCTGTCTTGAAGTAGTGGCCCTCTGGCGTCTGTAGTGCTACTGGTGTCTCGTAGCTGAAGAATACAGTGGTGCCGTCAGTGAATTCTACCTCTGTTTTGTTACTGCCTAGTTGTCGTAGTTGCATGGTCTTAAGCCTCCTGTGGCTCGTGTGTTGACTCACAGTTGGACACTCTAGCGAATGCCCAACGATTAGTCAACCTCCTATGCCGCCTTGCGTTGTGTGTCTAGTCTACGCTGGGCTTCTCGAACGTCTATGCCCAGTCCTTCCAATGCCTGCTCTGCCGCGTACATTCTGTCCCATGCAGGTTGTTGGTCTTCCTTGTATAGCTTTTCAAGGTATGACAAACCTGCGTCCTTCGACTCTCGCTCTTTCCGACACGCGTGGTCGAAGTCCCAATTGGCGTCCAGTAGTTCAGCGATGAGGTCTGCTACTTCTGTTCTGTTCAATGTGTTCATAAGAATCATTCTCATTTAGGGGTGGCTTCTGTCCCCCGTCGCCATGTGTGTATATTCGTCTATACAGCCCAAGATGTAAAGAGTAAATAATACCACAAATAGACTATTGACCGCACTGGTTGACGTATGCTAGTCGCGTGTGTGCGCGTAATAAATAGATCGCGTAGCAAGAATCGTGCCAACTTTGTCAGCTCGTGGTGTAGCTCTAGGGGGTCCAACACAGGCCCACACATTTGTCAACCCATGCAAACATCATGCCAAGTTTACCCATGCAAGACTCGTGCCAACTCTGGTTGCAACCATAGGCCGACCCGTTTGTCAACCCATGCAAGAACCATGCCAACTCTGGGGATTAACACAGAACGCAGCTCGTGTCAAACCCTAGGAAAAACATGGGGCGGGGGAGGGGTTGACATATGTTGTACTTTTGTAGTAGCCACCTAGACACAAAATAAGGTAAAATTAGGAATATTACCCATAAATTAAACTCATGTAACCTGTTGATTATACTCGTGTTTGTACTTCTACTGCTTTTACCCCTAAAATAACTTGACTTTCGTGTAAACTTATGGTATACTATAGACATATTTAGGGATAATTTTAGTTATGACCACTGAAGTTAAAAAAAGAGGTCGTGGCAGACCCCGGAAGTCAGAAGTAGCCGCTGTAAAGCCCGGAAACAAGGGTGTAGTAGGCCGACCCAAGGGTGACGCAGCGATAATTAATGAGTACAAGGCTCGTATGCTGGCTTCACCTAAGTCACGTAGGGTCCTAGAGACTATTTTTGATGCTGCTTTGGACCATGACCATAAGAATCAGGCTGCTGCTTGGAAACTTGTGATGGACCGTATACTACCAGTGGGTGCTTTTGAAAAAGACGTAGTAAAAGACAACGGTAGAAACGCTATTCAGATCAACATTAGTGGCGTAGGTGTTGCTGAAGTAACTACTCCAGACGATATCATAGAAGGAGAAGTAGTAGATGAGTCTTAAGTACTTCAAAAGAGAAGAGTTTACTTGTCAAGTCTCCGGTACCAACAACATGGAACAAGAGTTCCTAGAGAAGTTAGACGAATTGCGGGAGGCATGTGGTTTCCCCTTTGAGGTAACGTCGGGTTACCGTCATCCAACCTTGCACCCTATAGAAAGAAAAAAGGACGTGCCGGGGACACATGCCCAAGGGATTGCGGCTGACATAAAAATAACTAATGCCGCCCACCGCTACACTATCGTGTCTAACGCAGTAAAGCTTGGCTTCACAGGTATTGGTATTGCAAACACTTTTATACACGTTGATACCCGTGGCACTACACCAGTTATGTGGACGTACTCATGAAGTTTTCTCACGGTGATGCACTAACGGCAGGCTCTGCTAACACAATACTAGACGTACCTGCTGGCTACGATGCCATTGTTACCTACTTGTTTATCTCTAATACGACAGGTAGTAGTAAAAGTATTGATGCTCGCTGGGTGCATAATAGTGTCAATATAGATTTTCTGGCAGGAAAAAACGTAGGCAGTGGTGAGTTTTTAGAGTTTGGTGGACAGTTCGGTGAGTTTCTTGTTGCAAAAGAAGGAGATACTCTGACACTAACACCAGAAGCTACTTCTACGTTTGTCAGTATTATTTCGTTTGAACTAGTACCAGCAACACCAAGGTTGAACTTTTAGTGGATCTTAATATAGAACTACTGCCTTGGCAGCAAGATGTTTGGGCAGACGACACTAGGTTTAAAATAGTAGCAGCAGGACGGCGTACTGGTAAGTCCAGACTAGCTGCATGGATGTTAATTGTTAACGCACTACAGGCAGACAGAGGCCATGTATTTTACGTCGCACCTACTCAAGGACAAGCCAGAGACATCATGTGGTCCACCCTTCTCGAACTGGGGCATCCTGTTATTGCTGGTAGTCACATTAATAATTTGCAAATCAAGCTGGTCAACGGAGCTACCATCAGCCTCAAAGGTGCTGACAGACCAGAGACAATGCGAGGTGTGTCACTCAAGTTCTTAGTGCTAGATGAGTACGCAGACATGAAACCTGACGTATTCGAGCAGATCCTGAGACCTGCATTGGCTGACCAAAAGGGATGCGCAATGTTTATCGGGACACCAATGGGTCGCAACCACTTCTACGAACTATATAAATACGCAGAGTTAGACGATGATGAAACGTACAAGGCATGGCACTTTACTTCTTACGATAATCCTCTTCTTGACCCGGACGAAATTAATATTGCAAAGCGTTCTATGTCTTCTTATGCGTTTCGTCAGGAATTTATGGCGTCGTTTGAAGCCCGTGGTTCAGAGATGTTTAAGGAAGACTGGGTACGCTTTAGTCAGGATGAGCCGGAAATAGGTGATTACTACATTGCAGTTGACTTGGCGGGATTTGAAGAAGTTAACAAGAAGAGAACAAAGAATACCAAACTTGACGACACAGCGATTGCCGTGGTTAAGGTCAATGAGCATGGTTGGTTTGTTGACAATATCATACATGGCAGATGGTCACTTGACGAAACAGCAGCTAAGATATTTCAGGCCGTTAGAGATTATCGTCCCGTGTCGGTGGGAATCGAAAGAGGTATTGCAAAGCAAGCCGTTATGTCGCCTCTGATGGACCTACAGAAACGTTACGGAAACTTTTTTAGAGTTGAAGAGTTAACACACGGTAACAAAAAGAAGACCGACAGGGTAATGTGGGCGTTGCAGGGACGCTTTGAAAATGGGTACATTACTCTGAACAAGGGAGAGTGGAATAGTCGTTTTCTAGACCAGCTCTTTCAGTTTCCTGACCCTTTGACCCATGATGACTTGGTGGACGCACTAGCGTACATTGACCAATTGGCTAACGTAGCATATGACTATGACTACGAAATAGAAGACCATGATATTTTAGACGTGGTAGCAGGATACTAATATGGCAGAATTTTACGAACAAGATCCACTTTTAGTTGAAGAAACAATTGAAGATTGGGTCATAACCAAATGTGAGGACTGGCGTGACTATTACGAGTCAAATTATGAAGGAAGGTTTGAAGAGTATTATAGACTCTGGCGTGGTATATGGGATCCTGCAGACAGTGACCGTAAGTCTGAGCGTTCCCGTATTATTTCTCCTGCACTTCAGCAAGCTGTCGAGTCTAATGTTGCTGAGTTAGAAGAAGCTACGTTTGGGCGTGGTAAGTGGTTTGATGTTAGTGACAACTTAGGTGACACGCAAAAGGAAGATGTGCTGTTCCTGCGTAACAAACTAACTGAAGACTTTGAAAACTGCATGGTACGTAAGTCCGTTGCAGAATGTCTTATCAATGCTGCTGTATTTGGTACAGGTGTTGGTGAGATTGTTATTGAAGAAATGAAAGAGATGGCCCCTGCTACGCAACCTGTTATGGGTGGTGATTTGCAAGCAGTAGGTGTAAATGTTACTGACCGTGTTGTTGTTAAGCTTAAGCCTGTACTACCTCAGAACTTCCTGATTGATCCTGTAGCTACGTCTGTAGATGACGCTATGGGTGTAGCTGTAGATGAGTTTGTAAGCAAGCACCATGTAGAATTGTTACAAGAACAAGGTGTTTATCGTGACGTGTACGTTGGTTCTGCTGCTCCTGACACTGACCTTGAGCCTGACCAAGACATAACAATTTACAATGACGACAAGGTACGTCTTACTAAGTACTATGGCCTAGTGCCACGAGAGCTTTTAGAATCCGCTCTAAGAGACGATGACGAAGAAGAGGTAGAAGGAGAAGGGGAAGAAGGCTCACGTTACGTAGAG